CCACGATCAAAAATCCAAAGGCAAAGCGAACCAAGACTCTGATGGCCGTGTCAAAGGTTGCAGCCTACAGGCGCATACTGACTGGCTCTCCGGTGACTAACTCACCGCTAGACTTATTCTCACAATGTGCATTTCTTGATCCAGACCTACTGGGGTTCAAGACTTTCTGGACGTTTCAATATCGATACGCCATGACGCGAACCCAGAAGATGGGAAGCCATTCTTTCACACAGGTTATAGGTTATCGAAACCTGGACGAACTTAGCGAGAAGCTCTCGAAGTTCAGTCACCGCGTTACCAAAGAGGAGGCGCTCGATCTACCGCCGAAAATATATACCATGCGCGAGGTATCGATGACTGACGAGCAGCAGATCCATTATAACTCGTTGAAGTCAGCAGCAATTGCATTGGTTGGAAATGGTGAGCTTGTCACGGCACCTGAAGTGATGACCAAACTCCTGCGTATGCAGCAAGTGTTGTGTGGTCACTTGCGGACAGATGATGGTGATCTTGTTGAGGTTAACAGCAACAGGATTCAATCTTTGATCGACACGATTGATGAGATGACGGGCAAGATAATCATATGGTCTCGCTTTCGTTATGACATACAGAAGATCGAGGCCGAGCTGAAGAAGGTTTATGGTTCGCGTTCCGTGGTCAGCTTTTACGGGGACACCACAGATGAGCAGCGGCAAGAGGCGATTAAAGGATTCCAGGACGGTGAGCCTAGATTCATGGTTGCAAATCCGCAGACCGCAGGTCGGGGTTTGACACTGACCGCTGCATCGAACGTGATCTACTACGCCAACGACTACAACCTCGACACCCGGCTGCAATCAGAAGATCGTTGTCACCGCATAGGTCAGGACAAGAAGGTGCTGTACGTAGATTTAGTCGTGCCTAAAACTGTGGACATCAATATCGTAAAAGCGTTGAAGGGTAAGATATCACTCGCTGGCGCAACACTGGGTGAAGAGGTTAAGAAATGGCTGGATATAGAATAATGCAAAAAATCCTTTTATATCCCAGCCCCGTGTGTTATTTTCTACAAAGTTAAGTGTTAAAGGAGTCATTATGGACAATACAAGATACAAATCAGTAGCGGTCCCAAACGAGACGCACAGTGCGTTGAGGATTATGGCTCGCAGGAATGGCAGGACCATTGGTGGTCAGATGTCATACATAGTCAGGAGCTTTGCTGAAGATCAGGGCTATGTTTCAAAATACAAGGAGGTGAAAGACTCTGACAAAGAAATGGACTAAACTAATACCAAACCCGAAGGGGATATACTTTGAACCATGAAACGAGAAGGAGAGAACGATGAACGATGTGTTTTCGTTATTTGAAGATGAGGCTGTAGATGCCAACGCATTCGATACAGTCAAAGAGGAAAGTGCACAGACTCTTTCCAGCTTGATACGCCAATCTCTTGATTACGATAAAGGCATTGAAGAAGCCGAAAAGTTAATCAAAAATCTCAAGGCTCTGAAGAAAGTCATAGACGAGGAAAAGATCCCCGCTCTTATGGTGGACATGGGCGTTGAGAGTTTAACTGTTGATGGCAACAAGGTGTCCATCGAACGGATGATTCAAGCAAGCATTCTTTCAGATAATAAACTCGAAGCTTTCAGTTACCTACGCTCGATAGGCGCAGGTGATCTGATCAAGAACGAGGTTGTCGTTCAATTTGGCATGGGCAAAGACAATGTTGCAAAAGCTCTGTTTAATGATCTTGAGCAGCAGGGACTCGAACCAGGTCAAAAAGAATACATTCATCCTCAGTCACTTAGACGGTGGACGAGGGAGATGTTGGAAGAAGGACACGATATTAATCGTGATTTGATCAACGTGTATGACGCGCCGCGCGCAGTAATTAAGAGAGGTAAGTAAAATGGCTGGTACAGCAGTAGACACAAAGGCTAACACACAAGTAGCACAAGCAGATTTGTTTGACATCTTTGAGGCTAACGCCGGGGATGGCCTGGAGAACATTGGCACAGATGAGATGCAGATTCCTTTTCTGCGTATCCTGCAAGCTCTGTCTCCGCAGCTCAACAAACTCGATCCGCTTTATATCAAGGGTGCAGAACAAGGCGATCTGTTCAACACCGTGACTAATAAGGTATACAAGGGCGAAGAGGGCATGGTTGTAATACCTGTAGCATTCGACACCAAGTACCTCGAGTTTGGTTTGAGAGATTTAGGTGGCGGGTTTGTGCAGGAACTAAAAGCTGACGACCCCAATATCTTGCAGACTAATCGGGAGGGTTCTCACGAGATGTTGCCGTCAGGCAATGAGCTGGTCAGGACTCACCAGCATTTGGTTCTTGTTTTCGATGAGAAGACAGGAGAGTACGAAGCTGGTGTGTTGGATATGAAAAAGACACAACTCGTTGTGTCAAGAAAATGGAACTCGCAACGTAAGTCTGTCCGAATGAAAGGCAAGAACGGGATGTTCGTTCTACCTATCTACGGCACTGCGTGGCGGGTAAGCACTGTGTCTCAAAGCAATGATCGAGGCACTTGGTATAACTTCTCCATCGACAGGGTGGAGGATGTTAGTAAGATGAAAGAGGCTATGCTCGAGGCTAAGAGCATGGCGGAGAGCTTCAAAAAGGGAGAGATTAAAACGGCTGCTGGGACATCTGAAGAGATGGATCAAGCAAAGTCTGGTGACGTACCGTTTTAAGCAGTTGGGGTGTCGCTACTCTTTGGATGTTGCTGGTGGCGGCACCCCTTTCTTTTTTGGAGAAAGCCATGTCCTTTGCGGAAAGGTTCATGGCAGCGTTTGCCGGATTCGGCGCTGCACATGGACGTACAGATATTTCAGAAGAAAGAAGAGCCGGGAAACAAAAAGCCAAGTCATACGTTGTTCGTAAACCGTTGACCGTGCAGCTCGTCCAAGATCACTTGGATGGCAAAACGGGTGTGGGTGCCATTCCAATCAACGAAGAGAACAAATGTAAGTTTGGTGCGTTAGACATAGATGTTTATCCACTGGATCACGCGGCTCTTATCAAGAAACTCAAGCAGAACAAAGTTCCGTGCGTCGTGTGCCGCTCTAAATCAGGTGGTGCCCATGTATTCTTTTTCTTCAAAGAATGGATGAACGCGGGTGAGTTCCGGGACAAGGCTGCGGAGATAGCGGCGTTGTTGGGTCATGGTAAGTGCGAGATATTCCCAAAGCAGGAGCAGGTTCTTGTCGAGCGCGGAGATGTTGGCAACTTCATCAACCTGCCATACTTCGATAGCGAGCAGACGATGCGCCCTTGTATAAAAGCAAACGGCGATGCTGCAACGCTCGAGGAGTTTTTGAAACAGGTGGATAGGGTAAAGGTTCATCCTGAAAAATTTAGAAAGTTACCTGTTGGCGGCGATGTAGATTTGTACCCCGACTATATTCCGTGCATCAGGCAGATGTTGATGGTGGGCGTTAACGAGGGCGGCAGAAACAAGTTTGCTTTTCAGTTGGGTATATTCCTCAAGAAGTATGACGAGGTGAATTGGAAGTCCTTGTTAGAAGAGCATAACGCGAAAGACTTCAAGCCACCTTTGCCTGCATCAGAGATTGTAACAATACAAAATCAAGTAGAGAAAAAAGACTGGGGCTATCTATGTGCAGAGGAGCCGATGGCCTCTTTTTGTAACAAGTCCGCATGTCGCACTATGAAACACGGCATTGGTGGGGGTGGAGTCTTGCCTACAATCAGCGGACTCTCGGTTGTAATGTCAGAACCCAGGCTATGGTTCCTGGATATAGATGGCAGAAGGTTGGAGCTAAATACAGACGAGCTTCAAAACCCGCGCTTGTTTCAACGATCTTGTATGGAGCAGCTTAATTTTATGCCCGAGCGCACAAAAGAAAGCGACTGGCAAACGCTTATAAATAATCTCATGGACAATTGTAATCAGATCGAAGTTCCAGAGGAGTTAACATACAAGGGTCAGTTCTCGGAGCTGATCGAGGCATACTGCAATGGACGAGTTCAGGCCCAGACAGTCGAAGAAATTATGCTTGGCAAGCCTTTTACAGATCCGGAAACGCACCAGACATTCTTCAGGTTGGACTCGTTAATGGAGTTTTTGCGGCAGAAGAAGTTCGACAATTATACCAGGGCGCAAGTTCAAGAAAGAATCAAGGAGTTGAACAATGATGCCGACTCTCATGGTGTTAAAAGATTTAAAACGTCCTCGGGTACTTGGAAGTCAGTGAGGGTCTGGTGGGTTCCTGAGTTTGCATCAGAGGTTGTGGCTCCTGATGTCGAGGTTGAAAGCACGGAGGTGCCATTCTAATGGGATATGTAGCTAGTTTTTATTGTGACAAATGTAAGTCGCATTGGAGGACGTTTTACTCCAATCACAAGTTGATGGCTAAGGGTGATGAATGTCAGGTATGCACGGATGATGATGATTGGGGAACTCCTAAAATGGTCGTTGTTGAACCACACTTTTATGTAGAGGTGGATCAAGCGTGATGGAAACCACGATCTTCGGACCTCCAGGCACAGGTAAAACAACAAGACTAATCAGCATTGTTAAGGATGCGATTGTAGATGGCATAGATCCTAACAAGATAGCGTTCATGTCATTCAGCAAGAAAGCAGCAGAAGAAGCCAAAACAAGGGCCATTGCAGAGCTGGATGTTGAGGGCAGGGATTTGGTTTGGTTCCGCACACTCCATTCCCTCGCCTTCAACTGGTTGGGTATGAGATCACAAGATGTGTTTAAGGGTCATGACTATCACAAACTTGGCAAGATGTTGGGTGTAGAGTTCAAAGCGAACGCCTCGAATACTATGGCTGATGGAGTTCTGTTCATACCGGGCGCTGGTGGCGATAAGTATATGTCCATGATTCAGATGGCTCGAGTCCGAGAGATAAGCATTGAGGAGCAGTTTAACGATACAGCGGACTACTCTTTGCACTTTCAGCAATTGCGCGTTATGGACAAAACATACAGGCAGTTAAAGAAAGAACTTCGTAAGCGAGACTTTGTGGACATGATCGTGGATTTTGTAGCACAAGGCACATCACCTAAGTTTGACATGCTGATCATTGATGAAGCTCAAGATCTGGCACCGTTACAGTGGCGGATGGTCAAAGAGGTATTGGTTCCAAACTCAAAGCAGGTTTTCTACGCTGGAGATGATGATCAGTGTATCTATTCTTGGATGGGGGTCCGTGTATCTGACTTCTTAAATTCAAGTGAGAACGTAGTTGTTCTTGATAAATCCTACAGGGTGCCTTTAAAAGTTCACGATTTTTCAAACGACTTGGTAAAACGTGTAGCTACGAGACAAGAGAAAGTTTGGGAGTCTACCCAGCGTCAAGGAAACTTGTCCTGGCATAGAGATATCATGGAGTTAGATCTCGAGAAAGGTGAGTGGCTGATACTGGCAAGAACAAACTACCTTGCAAATAAGATTGCCTCTCGATTGAAGGAAGATGGTCACTTGTTCTGGAGGGAGGGAGCTGGTTGGTCCGTGTCACAGAATGTCTTGAATGGCATAGAGTTGTGGCTACGTCTGTGTAAAGGAGATTTCTTATCAGCGGCGGAGCTGCAAGAATTTTCAAAAATGGTGTCGGGCGGGGTCATAACCAAGGCCGGAAGAAAGGTCATGTCCTCGTTGGACCCTGACTTTTCATACACCTTAGAAGATGTAATCAACAAGTGTAGCCTGGACGTTACATCTGATACACCTTGGATGAGTGTCTTGAAGGTATCTGACAGAGAGGTTGCATATATTACTGCTGTTCGCAGAAGAGGTGAGAAGATACTATCGGGATCACCTAGAATAAAAATATCGACAATACACAAGGCAAAAGGTGGAGAGGCAGATAACGTAGCTTTGTTTCTTGATTCGACAAAAGCATGTGTAAACAACTTGGATCAGGATAGTGAGGTCAGAGTATTCTATGTTGGGGCTACGAGAGCGAAGGAACATTTACACTTAATAGAGTCAACTGGTTATTACGGGTTTCAGATATGAAAAACAAAGAGACGGGTAGAACGAGAGAGGCTTTTTTGAGAGAAGCTGAGGATTTAATCAACGGCGAGAGAGCACGAGATTATGGCCCAGCAAGGAAGAACCATGAACGCATAGCTGATATATGGAGCGTAGTTCTTCAACAAAAACTAAATACCTCATTGAGTCCCGAAGATGTTGTGGCCTGTATGATAGGTTTGAAATTAGCTCGTCTTTCGCAAGATATTACGAAGGATGACTCATGGAGAGACATCATAGGGTACGCTGCTTTGGGCGGGGAGATGATTAACGATGACTGACTCGTATCAATATCACCTGCTATCTCAAGATATAAAAGATGTAGCATGGGGTCTAACAGACAGCGATTGGTCACCACCTGAATCTTTCCCTGATCTTACAAAGTATGACAGGATCTCCGTTGATTTGGAAACGAGGGATCCAAATTTATTGAAGCTTGGTCCAGGCTGGTGTCGTGCAGATGGTCATGTCATAGGCATAGCTGTAGCAGCCGGGGACAGTGCTTGGTATTTTCCGATAGCGCATGACACGGGCAACTTACCTAAGTCATCTGTTATGGCATGGATGAAGAAAAGCATGGCAACGCCAAACATAGAAAAGGTTATGCATAACGCATTGTATGATCTGGGTTGGCTTCGGGCTGAAGGCATAGAGGTGCAAGGCAAGATCATTGATACGATGGTTGCAGCTCCGCTGCTTAATGAAAATAGAAGATGGTACAACCTGGACTCATTGGCTAGGGACTATCTGGGTCAAAGAAAGGATGAGAAGCTTTTACGGGGCGCAGCTAACGAATTTGGTATCAATCCAAAGAGTGAGATGTATAAGTTGCCATCGAGGTACGTTGGTCCTTATGCAGAGCAAGATGCGATTGTTACTTTGAAACTTTGGGAGCGGTTGCAAATTGATCTGGTTAAAGACGAATGCACATCTATCTTTGAGTTGGAGTCCAGTCTTTTACCTGTGCTGTTAGACATGAAAACTAAAGGTGTACGTGTTAACACCGACCAAGCAGAGGTTCTTAAAAAACAACTGTCGAAGAAAGAGGATGATTTACTTAAAGAAGTAAAGGAAGAGACTGGCGTCAGCATTGAGCCTTGGGTTGCTACATCTATAGCAAAGGCGTTTGATTCCGTTGGGCTTAAATACCATAGGACACAAGGGACGAACGCTCCCTCCTTTACAAAACAGTTTCTTGCGAATAGTCCTCACCCTCTTGCAAAGAAAGTGGTAAAGATCCGTGAGCTTAACAAGGCAAACACTACCTTTGTCGAGACTATTCTTGAACATTCGCATAGTGGTCGTATTCATTGTGATTTTAACGCTCTCCGTTCAGATGAAGGGGGCACAGTTACCGGACGATTTTCTTCGTCCAATCCGAATCTACAACAGATTCCGGCAAGAGACCCAGAAATAAAATCCATGATCCGTGGATTATTCATCCCGGAGGAGGAGTGTCTCTGGGGGTCTTTTGATTATGCATCACAAGAACCAAGGTGGTTGGCTCATTATTGTGCTACGTTAAAAGGCATTGATCGCCATCCTCAAATTGATGAGGTTGTAGATCTATATGATAAAGGTGAGGCAGACTTTCATCAGATTGTTGCTGACATGGCAGGCATTACTCGAAAGGAAGCGAAGACTGTTAATCTTGGTATCATGTACGGCATGGGCAAGAAGAAGCTTGCTGGAGTGCTCGATGTAACGGAACAAGAG